AAAAGCTGGATGTTGTTGGGTCTATTGAGGTAAGCAACGGTATATATGTTGGGGGCACGGCTGCGGCAAATCGATTAGACGATTACGAAGAAGGAACTTATAACTTGCAATTTAGATTATTTAAAATAGGAACAACCACAAGTTCAATAACAGTTACATCATCAGATTTTGGGTATTTTGACAATGATTCTACATACACAAAAGTAGGAAATAAGGTTACGCTGTATATAGATTTAAAGTATAGTAATCCAACAAATTCAAATTGGACCACAGCAACCACTTGGTACTTAGGACTACATAATCTACCTTTTGCTGTTAAAAATGCAGGTACAACTTATGCAGGTGCTGTGGGTGGAACTTATGATTTTTTTAGTAGCTTTCATATGGACGCTAATACAGGAAATAATTTCTTTATGTCAAAAGGTGGTTATAGTAATTATGATAACGCCATAGCTTTTAAGTCTGCGTCAAATACAATTAACTATGGTTGGCGACCATTGTTTTCAAGTGAAGCTCCAATATTTTACAGCCCAAGTAGCGGCATAGTTCATTTAACAGGCGTAATTACATATTCAACAGATGATTAATAAATAAATAAAAATGAGTTTAGTAAAAACAATAGAAATTGACAAAGTAGAGTTTGTAGGAAAATGGAAAACCATACAAGTTCGTACTCGCACTGATATATCTGAAAATGGCGTTGTTATATCTTCATCATACGAAAGAGATAGTTATCAGTTAATAGACTATAGCACAAATACTGATTTACCAGAAGGCGTACAGCCTTATGCCGAGGGCGTTTGGAACCAGACTTTAAGAAACGAGCTACAAGCTGACATAGACGCACACGCGCAAAAAATAGCCGAACTTGAAGCTTTAGAAAACGCATAAAACAAGTAATTAATAGTATATCAACTAAATATAAAAAAATGGCAAATACTTATTCATGGACAATCAACGCTCTAGACACATACCCTTCAGTAGATTCTCTTTCAGATGTAGTATATAATATTCATTGGGGATTGACAGCTACTTCTGATCAAACAGATTCTGACGGTAATCCTTATACAGCTAGTGCTATTGGTACTCAAGTTGTAGGGGGTGCTGATTCAGAAAGCTTCACTGCTTTTGATGATCTTACTCAATCTACTGTTGAAAGCTGGTTAGAAGCAAGCGATCTTGAAATCGACGGTATTAAAGCGGGGCTTGATTCCCAAATTACAGAAAAAATTACGCCGTCAAGCGTAACTAAAGCCACTCCGTGGTAAATTATTATTAACAATTAAATACAATTAAATTATGTCAAAGATTAAAGATGAACAGCTTGAAAAGCTGCAAGCGCTAGTTACAGGTATTAACCAAGGCCAGCTAGAACTAGGAAGATTGGAAACTCAAAAACACATTTTGTTGCATCAAGTTAAAGAAGTACAAGATGAGCTTGGTAAGTTTCAAGGTGAGCTAAAAGAAGAATATGGGGATATTTCTGTAAATGTACAGGACGGCACCTATGAAGAAATCTCTAGCGAAGATGCACCTGATAAGAAAGATTAGTATCGGTAGAGACTATAAAAACGAAGCTATGCATTACTCCGTAGGTCAAGAGGTCTACGGAGGGCATACTATTTGTGATATAGTTGAGGATAGAGATAAATACAGTATTTATATTAGAAAGAACAATGATGTATTGCCATGGAAAGATTTTAATAAAAACATGGCTGTAGCTGTTGAATATAATCTAGAATATTAATGCGAAGCATTTTTAATTTTATTGTTAGACCAAAAGCTGAAAGATATAATAATAAAAAAGCTATTGGTGAAAAAGAACTAATACTAAATACAGAAATATCTGATTTCAGATATATAAGCCGTAATGCCATAGTATTAGAAACACCGCTTGAAGGCAAGACTGATATTAAGAAAGGCGACGAAGTTATTGTGCACCATAATGTATTTAGAAGATGGCACGATGTTCGCGGTAACGAAAAAAATTCAAAATCTTTTATAGACGAAGATCATTACTTTATTCAAGATGATCAGATATTCCTTTATAAAAGAAATGGTAAATGGAATGCGCCTAAGGGCTATTGTTTTGTTAAGCCAATAAAATCTAATGATGATTTTTCTACAGAGCACGAAAGACCGCTTATAGGTATTATTAAGTATGTAGATAAATTACTTTTGAAAAATGGTATTAAGCCTGGCGATCTTGTTGGCTTTACCCCGTCTAGCGAATATGAATTTATTGTAGACGGCGAAAGAATGTATAGAGTGCTCACTAATTCAATTTCAATTAAATATGAATATCAAGGAGACGAAGTCGAATATAATCCAAGCTGGCTACAAAGCAGTTGATGAGCTTATAAGAGTAGCAGAAGAAAAAATTATTACAAACACAGATGAAGATGTATCTGCTGATCGTCTTAAAAACGCCGCCGCAACTAAAAAGCTTGCAATATTTGACGCCTTTGAAATACTTAATAGGATTGAAGAAGAAAAGGCTATATTACAAAACAAACCCAAGGAAGAAAAGAAAGAAGCTTTTAAAGGTTTTGCAGAAAGAAGATCTAAGTAATGTACCAACAAAATTTATATTCTATTGTACACCCTGTTAAAATAAACAAGCTAAAGCGTTTTAACAAAGCAAAGCGCTGGAAGTATGGTTATGACAAAGAAGAGGATATTGTTGTAATAAGCAAGACCGGGCAAATTGGCGATGTGTATAGCATACAAAATTTAAAAATAGCTTTACCACCCGTGCCCGCTAAACTTGTTAAAGGTGAAAACAAATGGGTCAAGCAAGATTACCCAAAAGAGCTTAACTCTATAAAAACAATATTTGACTGGAAAAATTATCCAGATGAATTTAAAGAAAACTGGGAAGGATATATAGATGAAGAATTTAAAAGGCGTGAAGAAGGGCATTGGTTCTATAACAAGAGCATTCCTACTTATATTACTGGCACTCACTACATGTACCTGCAGTGGACTAAAATTGACGTGGGTTCCCCTGAATTCAGAGAAGCAAACAGATTATTCTTTATATTCTGGGAAGCATGTAAAGCAGATACCCGATGTTATGGTATGTGCTATCTCAAAAACCGACGCTCTGGCTTTAGTTTCATGGCATCGGCAGAAACGGTTAACATGGCTACAATATCATCCGACGCACGCTTTGGGATATTGTCCAAATCTGGTGGGGATGCAAAAAAGATGTTCACAGATAAGGTGGTACCAATATCCGTCAACTATCCGTTCTTTTTCAAACCGATACAAGACGGAATGGACCGACCCAAGTCGGAACTCGCGTATAGAGTACCAGCGTCAAAGCTTACTAGAAAGTCAATCCAAAACTCGGAGAGGCGCGAAGAATTACAAGGCCTCGATACCACAATCGACTGGAAAAACACGGGCGACAACTCCTACGACGGGGAGAAACTAAAACTGCTAGTACACGACGAAAGCGGTAAATGGGAAAAGCCTGATAATATATTAAACAACTGGCGAGTTACAAAAACAACGCTGAGACTGGGTAGCCGAGTTATCGGTAAGTGTATGATGGGTTCAACATCGAATGCACTTGATAAAGGAGGTGAAAACTTTAAAAAGTTATACAATGATTCAGATGTTACAAAACGAAATCGCAATGGACAGACTCGCTCAGGATTATATTCTTTGTTCATTCCTATGGAATGGAACTACGAAGGATTCATCGATTCTTATGGACATCCTGTATTCGATACGCCAGAAACAGAAGTTGAGGGACCATATGGCGAGTTTATAGACGTCGGAGTTATTGATCATTGGGATAATGAGGTTGATGGATTAAAAGGCGACCAGGACGGCTTAAATGAGTTCTACAGGCAGTTTCCGCGTACCGAAGAGCACGCGTTTCGCGATGAAACCAAAAATAGTATATTTAATTTAGCAAAAATATACGAACAGATAGATTATAACGAAGATATAGAATCACTAGCTGGTATTACACGCGGTAGCTTTGCATGGGAAAACGGCGTTAAAGATACAAGAGTTATTTTTAGTCCAAACCCAAACGGGAGGTTTAAAGTTTCGTGGGTTCCACCTACAAATCTTCAAAACCGCGTAATAGTGAAAAATGGGGTAAAGTACCCAGGTAACGAACATATTGGCGCATTTGGCTGTGACTCATACGATATATCAGGTACAACCGATGGTAAAGGATCTAAGGGGTCTTTACACGGTTTAACCAAGTTTAGTATGGAAGAC